CCGCTTGAATCAATAGCCCGTTTCTTTTTTCTTGGTATGCCAATTCTTGACGCAATAACGATAGGCGCACCTCTTCTTCACGGTTGATTATTTTGAGCTGAGTTTCGTATTCTTTAGTGGCTTGGTTGCGTTGCTCCATAAAGCGACGCATCTGCTCTTCATACTCTGGGGCCTTTTTGTTGTCTTTGTTTTCAGCCTCAAACCTTGCTTGCGCTTGATTGATGCCAAGGAGTTTTTGCTCTAAGCCAATTTGCGCCGTAAGCCTCTGGGTTTCTGCTTCGGTGTTGTTGCGTCGTTGTTCTTCAATCAACAACCCCGTTAAAGTAAGACGGTTTCGCGCTTTTGCTTGGTCAGTCTCTAGCATCATCAACTTATATGCTTTTTCACGCTGAGCATCTATTAAGTCTCTGCGGCCTTTGTCATCTGAATCCGCCTTTTCCATCTTCAGGTTGAATTCGTCTTGAATTAACCCTCTTTGCTCCAACGTCAGATTTTCTTTTGCCAACGCTTGATTACGCTCTACCGCTGCTTGCGCTTGCTCTTGTTCTTTTTGGAGAATACTTTCTGCTTTTTTCAGAACCCACTCATTGGTATAGAGCCACTCTTTTGCAATATTATTTCTTAGTTCAGCATACTTAATTTGGTCACGCAACAACTGGAGGCGTGCCCGCTGTTGCATAGCCGCATTGCCGCCCTCTTTGCCTCCGGATGGAGTAGCAGAATCTGTTCCATCTGGGTTTGGTTGTGTTTTCTGTTCTTCTTTCTCGTCTTCTTGATTAAAAGCCGCCATCGCCCCGGCGTAAGCCGCCACTGCCCCTAGACCCATGGCAATACCTTTTTTGCCTTTGAGTGAGGTAATAGCAACGCTTAAAGCCGCAGTTCCTTTTAGAGCAGTGTTTAATGCCCGAAACGCCGTTACCAGTTGAAAAATTCCCCCAACTACTGTTGCGGCAGTGATTGCTATTAACGCCGCTTTAAATTGTTCTACCCGAATGACTTTTTCACTGGTAAAGGGGACAAGCAACTCAGCAATTGCCATCTTAAGATTGGCGTATGTTTTCTCTAAGGCATCTGCCATCTTGTCCCAGCGTTGCAGGACAGCGGCTTGCTCGTCAAACTTTTTAGTTGATTTGCCGAGAGCGTCTGCTATCTCGGTAATTGATTTGCCAAGACCTGCTTTGCCGAGCAATTCTTTTGTGACCCTTACCCGCTCAAATGAGTCACTAATTTTTGAAAGCCCGCTATAGACCCGCTGGATAACTTCATCGGGCGTGGCTGTTTTGAGTTCTTTGAATGAGATGCCCAATGCCTCGAATTGAGCAATAGCAACATCGTTGCCGTCACGGGCGGCTGAGATTTTGGTAAAGAGAGTGCCAAGAATAGTGCCAGCGTCTTCTGCTTTGCCGCCAGCCATTGCCAAGGCTTTTTGGAATTGCAGAACCTTACCTTCAGACACACCAGTAGCATCAGTAAGGTCTTGCATCTTGCTTGCCATGTCCATAATGGCAGACGTCATCGCAACCAGACCGCCGACACTCAGCCCCGCCGCCCCGCCAAGATTGCGGAACAACGTTTGGAGGCTGGTCATGTCTACCCCCAACTTAGAAAACGCTTGCTGGAGGTTTTTTGCTTCCTGCTTGGCTTTGGCTGTCGCTTTATCCCACTCGACAGTGACAAGACCTAATTTGACCGTTAATGAACCAATGACCGCCATAACTTATCCTTTCTTGCGCTTTTGGGCAAGTTGCTGAATGGCTTGCCAAACCGACCACCCAAGCCTAGATTCCACTCTTGGAATGTTAAGTTCTAATGCGGGACGAAGAAAGGGGTGAGCCGGGTTATGCGCGTTGCCGAATTCTTGGGCAACTGGTGCGGGTGACTTGTTTGACCAAGTTGCCCGAAGTTTGCCTTTTTTGTTGACGGTGTAGTTCAGAACTGAGTCTGACCGTATTGGACTGGCAGTAACCCGCGCCATGTATTCTTCGCCCATGTAACGCCGCCCCTGCTTGTCCCGCGCCATTGGACGGTGGACTTTCATATAGATTCGGGACGCCGTTTCCCCCGTGTCTTTTGGAACAAATGATTTGGCATCATCTAGCACGGGTTCCATGGCATACGCCATTGCCTTGCGCCAGATTGCATCTGTCTTGGCTTTGCCAATTTCTTGCCCCAACTCATCCATCTGTTTGATGAGTTCGCCAAAGCCTTCCATTTTGAATACTACGCTCATTTCCTAAACCTTTCTTGCGAGTAACCTTTGGCTTGAGAAATAAACGTGAACAATGAGTCACTGACTTTTTCTTGTGTAGTTGGCTCTAAATCAGGGTTGCTCCAGTATTCGTTAATCCACGGGAAAATTTGTTCGGGCTTATAGGCAGGGGATGAAGGAGGACGAATGTAGTTAAACACCCCGCTAGTCAACGGTGCTACTGAGTCAAACACTGCACGATTTCCTAGCATTCCGTCCGCATACATGACTTGAATCTCCGTAAAAATTTCCTCGCTTATATCATTGACACTTTTCTCCGTATGACCGTTAAACACCATTGCGGCAGTAACTTGCCTTCGAAGACTTTTCCTTAATTTTTTTTTACGCTCTTGTAGTCAGGAGAAATCGCGGCTTGGATGGCATTAACGATTTCCGTAACCACAAACTCAGGGAACTCCTCTGTAATTTGCTCGTAACTCTCATCTACTGCATCACCCTGCTCCGGCACAAGCAAGTGGAAATACTCTTCTACTTTTTGATGCTCCATTGCTTGTAGTTGCGCCACTTGCCGAACTGAGGTTCCGTCGACAATAAGGTCATCATCTAGCATCACGATAGATTTGTTGTTTTCGTTTAATGCTTTGACAAAATCCTCTCCCCCTTCCGTCATTGTCTGACGCATAGGACCAGACAGTTGCTCATAGATAGCATCTGCCTTTTCTTTGGGTGGATTGATTATGCGTGTGTTTATTTCCTCTATTTGTTTTTTTAGAGGAACACGAACACGCAGGTCAAATTTGACTTCGCCAAGGTCAATGGTAATTTTGCGAACAGGCAGGTCTTCGGTTATTTGCTGGAGAGCCTTGCCCAGTTTTTTGCTGACACTCATTCTGCTGTTCCTTTCAATAGTTTCTGGAAGATGGCATTGTTTAGCCTCACTACATAATCGACCACTTCTTCAGGCGACATCTTGTCTGCGTGAATCTTGGCGATTTCGTAGGAGAGGTGAATTCCCGCAATGCGTTGTTGCGGGAACCCAAACCAATTCTTCTGCCCCGACTGAGCGAGGTTGACTACATAGGAAAGCAGGTCAGAGGTATTTTGTATTGTCGTCATCGTGTAAAAAAGCCCCCGAAGGGGCTTCCGTTAAGTATTGTTACTCCAGCCGTAAGAGTTGCCTCCCACGGGGTGAATGGTGAAAATCATTTTCCCCTCTGCCGCAGGACTCATGTCCCACTGCAAGCCACCGACACGGGCGTTGAACGCATAGGCAACAGTATCGGTGCCATCATAGACAGCAATAACATAGGTGCGAATGGTTGTGCCGCTATATCCGTCAGTGCGAATCTGCAACAGAGCCGCATCTGCAGGATTCCACGCCGCCGTAATAGTCAAAGAAGTGACTTGGTTTTGAGTGGTGATTTTTGCACCAGTGCGTGCGCCAGCCACTGAGTAAGCGGCAAACGCATCATCTGCACCGAAAGCAGGAATCGCCTCTACGGGCACATTGTAGCCAGCAGTCCCGGTGCCGCCAGCGGCGGTCCCGATAATGTCGGCAACTTGTGACGTCCAAGTGCTTAGTTGAGCATCAGTTAGTGGGGTAGGTGCCGCGTCGTCTTGCATCCAAAGCGTTGCGGAATATCCCGGCATGACTTTATTGATTATTGCCATGTTTCTTTCCTTTCAAAAAAGTTGGTTAATCGTGTCTTATGTCGGAACATCCAAGGTGCAGTCCAGAATGACTTGGTTTAGTCCGAGTTCATTATCGTAGGTGTGGTAGAGCCAATCTACGTCAACCTTAGAAACGACAAACCCTGACGCCCCACCAAACTGCCCTGAATACCCATGGAGAGATTGTAATATAGTGTTCGAAATAGAGAAAGCATCTTGGAGGCTTTGCGCAAAAACGGACACTTGAAAAATGGGTCTGTCGATACCTTTGTTGCTTTGAATCTGCCCGGTATAAACGGGTTGGTGCACATTCCGCAACTGCCAAGTCAAAAACTTTGGCTGAGTAGCAAAGTTGCGGTTAAAAACAGAATAGACAGGGACAGGGGTAACCGTAGCAGTCAACTGTGCCTGAATTGCCGTAGCGTAATCGACTGGATTTTGTTGAACGCTCATACGGGCACCACCGGGTCATTGCGATAGCAAACGAAGGTGGCTTTCTGTCGGTCATTCGACTCACGGACATCCGTAATACGCCAATCTTTGTTACGCCACGTAATAGAGTATCCCTCTTGGCTATCCACCATCTGCTTTATGTTCGGTGTGTAGTTCAGGGTAATGCTCACCAAGTCACTATACGCTCGATACCGTTCTGAAATTCTTAAACTATTAGAAATATCGTGCACTAACCCTCGTGTCTCAAACCAACGAGTCACACTCGTCGTTTGCTCACCAACAGCACTTACGCCGTTGCTGACGGTGTTTATGACAAGGTTTTCGTAGCGAACGATAGGCATTTACATCACCAGAGGCTTGTAAGGGCGAAGCAACTGTGCCACACCAAACGGAATCTCTTTTAGATTTACGTCTGTGGTGTTTGACCTGTTGTTGTAGATGTGCGTAAGCAACATCAACCCCGCTTGCTTTATGACTGGATACTGGGAAATGATGCTGGTATTTTGCGTATAGGTCACCACAATCGGGTTAACGATGTTCTGGTTTAAGTTGTTTGGCAACTGGTTTAGGATAACTCGATTGCCAGTTGGGTCATAGGAATAAGCCGTTGTAGCAAGCGTCACCGGAACCGTATTGGATGTGGTGTAGACCTCTACTTTATTGATAGTCACCCCAGTTGCACCAAGCCCCACTTCTGGCAAGTCAAGAAACCACTGAGTGTTATAAACCCCCAAGTTGGCGTAGTAGGTGCGCCATGTAGTCGGGAAGATTGCCATGCCCAGAAAATCTTCTATTGCCATGCGGGTAGCAAGTTCGATAGATTGCAGATATGGGTCTTGGCTTTCGTCTTGGAACAGGTTTAATTGTTGCGTAATTTCATCTAGCGTCAGCCATGCCGTAGCCAAGTCACGAGACACCTGCTCAATCTTTGCGTAATTGTAAGGATTGCGATTCCCCGCATAGAACGGGGCAAGTGTCATATTTTCAACCGGCATGGTTCACCTCTTAGGCGGCAGATGCACGAACACCCGCGAACGGGTCACGGACAGTAGAGACTACTCGTTTTTCACAGAAGAAAGTCATAAACCCGGGTGCAGTTTCTTCCATCATCTGGCAAGTCATTTCTTGCACATCCGCAATAGTCATAAAACATTCCCAGCACGCGAGATAAATTGGGAAATCATTAGACAGGTAAGAGTTGGGAATAACAGGCCAGCCAAAGATTGAACCAACTGCGCCACCCTCACCGGGTTCACCCAATTCCAAGAACAATGGCAAGTTGGCGGTGTCTTTTAATTGCCGCAACGTTTGAATCATGGTCGGGGTCATGTGCCATGCCACTGTGTCCTGTGCCCAGTATTGCGGAGGCAAGGCATTGGCAATGTCTACCACTTTGTTATAGGTAATGGCAGACCCTGATAACGATACGGTAGCAATGGTATGGATGCCATTAGTAATAGCGGCACCACTTGTGCCATAAGCAGAAGTTGCACCAGAGGCATAACTGTCCAAACCGCGCAAGCCTTCAGTGCCGCCAGTAGAAGTAGTTGTGCTTCCAGATTGGTCGTCATTGATTGCCATAGATGCGCCTTCGACTTGCGAAAACTCCATCGTGAGGTCATAAAGCAATTCGTCTGCAAGCCCATTGATGTCTTCCAATGCAGCAAGGCGAACTGGCAACTGTGCAGTTACGACACGGCTAGGCAATTGCCAAAAAGTAGTAGCAGTATTGGGACTGCCTGAGTTAGGGGTAAAAGTGTAGCCCCATGGATTTGTCTGGTTAGTAGCGTTACCAGTTTTGGCAACAAACGCCACCGAGGACATATCCTCTGTCTTGATGTTTCGTGACCCCATGCGGAACGGGTTAGCAAGACGGGCACGAGCGAAAGCATCATCGAAATACGTCCGACCACCAGCATCCAGACCTGAACCCGTAAGGGTCGAAGCCTCACGCAGGTCAATGGTCACGCGCTCACCCGTGAGTAGTGACTTCTCGATGCCTTCCAAAATTTTGTTTTTTGCGGTCATAGTAATTCCTCTCGTTACGAAGAGAGGGGGACTCTCGCCCCCCTCGCCTAATCAAGCACCAGTAGCCGTAGAACGGTAACGGATGATGCTGAACGGGTCTACTACGCTAGAACACAAACGCTTCTCGCCATAGAAGGTGATAAAGCCGGGTTGCGTTTGGTCATAGCGACGGAGAACCATGTTCAAGCGGTCCACAATGGTGTGCCCACGGTTAAAGTCACCAAAGAACATTGGATACTGACTTGTGGTGGCGGCAGTGCCGGGAGCAGTGGGGGCATCAACGTAAGCGTTGACAACCACATCGTAGCCAAGCAATTTGCCAACGATGCCCTCATAAACCAACGGAGACATACGCTCAAACACTGGGGTGCCGTTGCTATCTTTCAGTCCACGAATTGCCGACAGCATCTGGGGGTTAATCAAGAACTTGTTCCCGTTGCTCCAGTATTGTTGCGGCAGGCTGTGCAAGAAAGTAATGATGTCTTCAAACGTAACGTTGTTGGCAGTGCCAGCGGCGTTAGTCGTCAGTTGGTCATAAGTGGCAAGGCTGTGCATACCATCAGAAGCGGCAGTGCCAGACGAACCAAAAGCGGCTGTCGAGATAGTGCCACCAGTGTAGCTGCCGTTTGCGCCCGGATAAGAATCCAGACCACGCAGACCATCAGTTGCACCAGTTGAGGTAGTGGTAGAACCTGCTTGGTCATCGTTGGAAATCATGGAGGCACCTTCTGCCTGACTGAATTCCACCAGCATATCGTCAACCACGTTGGCTTCCAAACCGTCGATGTCGTCCAGAGCGGCGGTGCGAATTGGGAACTGCACGTTCAAGTCTTTGAGGTTCAGTTGCCAAATAGAAGTGGCTTCAGTAGTTGCCGCACCGTTGTTCTGAATGGCATAGCCCCATGCTGGTCCAGCGTTGCCCGTTTTGGCTCGGAACTGATAAGTTGAACCATCAGTTGAGACATTGCGGGAAGTGCCGCGCAAGGGGTTAGCAAGACGCATACGGTGGAACACGGGGTCGTAAGCAGTCCGACCACCAATGCCAGCACCAGAGCCAGTCAGCGTAGAGGCTTCTTTCATATACGCATCGTATTGGTCAACAGACTCAAATACTTTGAGTTCTGATTGGACACGACCGTTGCCTTTGGCAAACTGACGCAGTTGTTCCGTGACCATGCGGTTAACGTCTTGGCGAATAGTTTTCGCGGGCGCACGCATAATTTCGGGGACATTGATTGATGCCACTTTTGCTTCAAGTGAATTGAACTTCTCTTCGATTTCCGCTTTTGCGGCATCAACCGAGGCGGCAACTTCAGATTTCATTTCTTCCATTTTGGAAAGATTAGACGCCTCAATAGCGTCTACTTTCTCAAGTACTTTTTCGATACTCATTTTGCGGTTCCTTTCAGGATGCGTTTATCAAGTGCCCTTGCCAACTCTCTAGCGGTTAACGCTTCAAGCAAAGCATCGGCTTCCATAACCACCGCATCAGAATCACTCTGACTTGGCGTAATCTCAAGTGGCTTCTTGACCGCCTCACGCAAGTCAATGGCACGCTTGAAAACCAAAGATGCGGTGGTCGCATCTTTTCTTGATAGACCCGCCTCACGCAAGGTCTTCTCAACTAAGCGGACGTTTACATGCCCGGTGGCATCAAACATCTCTAATTTTGTAATTTCGGCATCAGGGTTGTTTGGATACATAACGACCGATACTTCACGCAAACCACCTTTGGTAATTTGGAAATAAGAGTCGTCATCTTCATTGCCTGACATTACTGGATTGCCTTCACCGTCAACCCAGCAAGCCTCCTCTGCGTATGCCCCGACTGAAACGCCGCCGAACATATTGGGAGATTCTTTAAGGATTTGGTAGAGGTCATTGCCTCCTACCGTATTGAGATAGAGCCGACCTTCAGCAGTCATGCCGTCATCGTCAAACTCAAAATTGGTCCACTCGCCCATCGGCATTCCGAGGTCATTGTGGTTTAAGAACATTGGAAGCGGCTTGCCCGCTTCTTTAAACTCTTTTGCCCAATCTGCAAAACCTTCTGGCTGATAATTGAACTTGCGACCATCCGCGCCTTCACGTGCGCCCCATGTGGTTACTTGCGCTTCAATCAACCCGCTTGGGTTTTGTGCTTCGTTTGCGCCCTGAGCTAACTTTACTTGCGCCTCGCACACCAGAGTTAGTTTTTTCATGTATCACCCCTAGTTTGATAGATTGGTCATCATGTCGTATCGTATGGGGTTGTTCTTCTAATACTGGTAGTGTAACACTAGGTTGCTTGACTTGTGAAGTCAAATACGATAGTGCCTTTTTTAAGAGATTCATCTCAGGTTCCCCCGATGTTCATCTTTCTGGTTTGATTTCCACCCCCACCACCAGTGTCTTGTGGAGAAGTCCCCGGCAAGGGCTCTTGATTAGTCGTATCACCGACCAACTCATCAGCCCCTTCCATTTCTGACATATTAAGATACTCTCGGGCTTCGTTGGGGGTCATAACCCCTGCCTTGACTCCCGCCACCACAAAATTCATCTGGTCAAGCGGCGCACCTTTTAAAAAGTCCTTTGTGTCGAATCGGACGCAAAGATTTGGATATCCACGCAAAAGGTGTTGCTTGAGTTTTTGCTCGATGTTAATAACCATCGGATACATGACGGTTTTGTAGAACTCATCTAGCATTGTCTGGGTATTATTGTATTTCTGGTCTTCAATTCCCAGCATAGCGGGAGGCACACCAAACAAACCGCAGATGCGCTTCATGGTTTGAACTTTTAACGCCGCCGCCTCTGCATCTTGCAAAGTGAGCATATCTATTGGCGTATATTTCATGCCTTGGTCAAGAAGCATACCTTGACCTGCTTTTGACGGGTCTGAGTTGCGACTTCCCGTCATAGCATTCCAAGTTTCTTTTATGCGGCTTGCTACCTCTTTAAACTTGGCATCCGGGATGACTTGCTCAGTAGTAAACATACCGGAGGGCTTGGCTCCGTTTTGCATAATGAAGTTGGCATAGATGTCGATGTCTTGGTCGAGGGCAACCAACTCTGAAGCAAGAATGCCTTTGTTGAAGCCTGACGAACCTTGCCAAGCGGCTTCTTTGAGGTGCATGATTTGGTGGTAGTCCAGCGGGTCATCTTTTGAAAATCCGTAAGATGGGGTAGACAAACGATATTGCGGATACCGGGTTGGGGTCAATACCACCGTAATCAAAGTGGCATCTAAGTTATACATTTCAATCGGCGTCTGGTTTGGGTCTTTCTGGTCTTTGCGCCACCAGAGAGTAAATGACTCCCCTGCCAAATCCTGCCACATACACCACTGATACCAAAACTCGTATTGGTTTTGGAAATTGTTTGGATTTTGCAACAGATTGAGAACCTGCTTGGCTTTTGCCCTATCCCGCGCCCCTACGGACTCATCCCGCAGTGCATCAACAAAAGTGCCATCATCTTGTTTAGACATGATAGCCAGTGAGCATTGTGCAAGTGCCCGTGCCTTTGCACCAACGCAAGCCATAACGGTGCTATTGCGGGTAAGTGCAGAAATATCCAGCACACGCCCCGCAACTGTGGTGCTTGAAGTAGTGACGTATAGCAGTTGCTGGGCTGTTTGCCCATTATTGGCAGTTCCATAAATGACTTGGTTGCCCAACTGGAGCTGACCAAGCACAGTGTTGCTCTCATTTTGAGCCACACTTTTCCGCTTAAAGATGTCCAGAATAGCCATTTTTTACCCCACTTTTTTAATGATTCTACTCAGAAACTGCGGAATCCGAAAGATGAATTTACAAACGGGTTATCCAAAGAACAGTGCATGGCAATAATTAAAGAAATGATTCCATCAACTTTTGCGGCTTTGTCGGCTTCGTTTTTCCTGACTTTAATGTTTCCATTGACGTCTGTAAAGACCTCACAGTTGCCAAGTTGCCATCCAACAAACGGATTGCCGTCATGACGTATTTGAGTGTTTAGAATCAATTTCTCTACGGTTTTGGATGGGTTGTTTAACACTGCCATACCTTGCCCCACTTTTTTTACTGGCACCCCTGCCTCGTATAACCGGGCAACCAGCGAAGCGGCGTTGTAGGCATCATACCCAACCTCTTTGACGTGATACTTGTCGCACTCCTTTCGTATGTAGTCAAAGATTTCCCGGTCATCCATTACATTGCCTTCCGTCAGGTGCAAGATGCCAGATGATGTTGCACCACGGAAAATGTCTAGGTAATGCTTGGGGATAAGGTCAAGGCTTTCTTCTGGCAGGAAGAACTTAAAGTCCGCCTCAAAGTCATTCTCCCCATATCGCCGTAACGTGCAGACAGCGTTTAAGTCCCGGGTTGCGGCAAGGTCAAAACCAATAAAGACAGCCTCTGGGTCAGGCTTGGATTCCTTACGAATACTGGCAGGGGCATCCCAATAAGCCCGGTCAATCCATGCGGCATTGGCAGAGACATAGAGGTTTAGTGTCTTGCAAAGGAATTCGTTTAAAGCGGCTGGTTTATGCCTTGCTTCTTCTGCCCTGCTTTGGATGGCATCTTCAAAGACAGAAATGCCGTGCATCGGATTAACCTTTTGCCATGTAGATGGCTCCCGCCAATCGTCACCGGGGTCAGGGCGGTAAAGCAATCCAAACCATCTAGGGTTATCCCTAGCATCTCCGCTAAGCATGGCTTCATACATTGCCATGTCTTCATAGAATTTAGTGTCCTTGGTAAATGAGGCGGTGGTAATGTAAATGCGGAGCGGGTTTTGTCGTGCCACCATGCCGGAGTGCAAAACCTCAATAGAGTTACGGTCAATGATTTGTGCCGCCTCATCCACAATAACGCAAGAGGGGTTCTTGCCGTCACCCGTTTTCTTGGTGTCCCGGGACAAGGCTTTAAACATGGATTGCGTATCGCCTGCCTTGGTAATTTGATACTTAGACAAAGCAAAGTGTCCAGCCATTGCCGATGGCATGGTTTCAATAAAACCCTTTGCAGCATCAAAAACGATAGTTGCTTGCTCCCGGTTGGTTGCCAAAGTGAATACTTCAGCCCCTGCCTCCCCGAACACCAATTCATAGAGGGCTATTACTGCCGTCAGGGTTGACTTGCCAGCCTTGCGTGGAATGAACAGTATTACGTCAGTGACCATCCGCTTGGACAAGTCACGCTTTGAGCGAAAGCCGTATACCGCACAGATGAAGAATATCTGGAATGGCTCCAGCACAATTTGCTCACCCGCTTGTGGTCCTTTGGTGTGCCGCAGGTTGGTGGCAAACTCTAAGACATGCTGGGGGTAATCAGGGTCAAAGACCCATTCCCACTCTTGGTTTTCATATTGGTTAATAAAGCGTTGGCAAGCCAGCCGAATGTCTCGGTTGACGTTAATTTCGCCTTTTGCCACTTCGATGGCATAACGGACACCCGTTTGCCAATCCATGTCAGCCCTTCGGTCCGCGCATCAATTTAGACAGCGGCGTGTCTTCTTCCATCTTTCCTGCTGACAAGCGGCTTCTAGGTGTTAACCCCAACTCATTCATTAACTGAATTATTAGCGTGGTTGTCTTGTTGCGAATAGAAATGAGCGGGTTTGGTCCCGGCGTAGAGCCGTTGTTGTAGTTAATGATGAGCGTGTTCTTGCGAATGTTTCTTGTGCAGTGCACATAAGTGTCGATGTGGTCAGCAAGAATAGACAGCACGTGCTTGTCTTGGTCATTGCCAATTCCATACACCTCAAACAAAAACGCCGACGTTTCTTCGATAAATTTTTCTTTGTCCCAAGAATCAGGATTGTCCATCCATTCGGCTTTGGGAATTCGCTTTCTAATAGTCTGCGGCAAAAGAACTGCTTTGT